CCGCAACGAACTTTGGTGCAAGGTTATTCTCAAGCCTACTAAGACTGCTGAAATCTTGGTATTTGAACTTAACCTCACAAATCAATCCGCAAGTGTATAACACTATATAAAATAGAGGTAAAAAAAACATGGCTAATGGAAAATACTACGTTGACAGAGCTGCCGAGCTAATCGCGGACAGCCCGCGTCTTTCACACGCACTTGAATCTTTTCGGGCTTATGCTTGGGAAATACAAATTCCTAGATTCGCAGGTACTCTTTCTAACGTTCCAGGTCTCGATGACCAAGATAGGCTCACCCTAGCTGCAAAGCAAATCACTCAACCAGGCTTTACTGTTGAAGACATTGAAGTTCATCGTGTTAATGAAAAGTTCTACTACCCAGGCAAAGCTTCGCCTGATGAAATCACTGTTACTTTTGATAACTTAATTAAAGGTGATGTTGCTGATGCTCTTTTTGCGTGGATGAGAAGTGTGTACGACCCTGTATACGGAATTCACTATGGTGGTTTAGGTAACGGAACTTCTGAAGTAAACCCGAGCCCTGAAGGACTTGCTGGTATTACTGAAGCTCCTATCTTTAAGAGAACCATTACCATTTGGCAATTAGATGCTCACCGTAACCCAATCACTCACGTGAACCTTTACGGAGCTTATCCGAAAGGCTGGAAACTTGGTGAATTCAACTACTCTACTAACGAGTTCCATACTATTGAAATGACTATCCGCTACGACTTCGCTGTTCAGTTTACTGAAGCTTCTGATATCGACGCAGTAATGTCACCAATAGCAATCTAATTTAATTAAAAATTTTTTAGGCTTCTCTGGTAAATAATACTAGGGAAGCCTACTTTTATATGTTATGGATTTATCAGACTTCATTGCCGAGTACACACGAACAGGTCATCAGTTATTAACCGAGGACTCCGAGGTAACCGATAAAAACTTAATGGTTTGGACCAATATGTTTTCGTGTTTGGATGGAGTAGCTCCCCCAGCGGTCCAACCCGCTCCCGACGGTGCAAAGGCAGTAGAAGGGGCTATAGGCAATCCAGGAACTCCTTACTCAGCTCAAGCGAAGGGGGAGGGAGGAAAGACGACGACAACAAAAATTAAATTTAAACCCTCAAAAGGTTGCGGATATGGTCCTGTTGGAAAACTCCCGATGACCGGAGTTTTTTCTTTTACGGAAGATGATTGGCAGAAAATTACAAACGCATACAAGGCAGACCCCTCCGTAGCCCAGCAACACCAAGATGATGCCGACAAGGGTCAGGGAGACACGGGTACCGATAATCTGGAGACGGAGTTGACGCGTGAAGACCAACTTAGACAGCAGGCTGCTGATGTTGCTAGTCGTGTGGACGCCAAGCTGGGAGAGGATTTTAAAGGTAAAAACCCAAAAGCCACTCAAACTTTTTTCTCCCAAATGATGGGTTTTGGAGGGTGGAATGCAATTAAAAGAGCTGCTTTAAAACGTATCGGGCTTGAGAACGTGAGTAAGATGAAAGCCGCTGATTTAATGGACCGGCATATGGGTACATTGGACCCGGCGGTAGAAGAACAACGCGCAGAGGATATGGGTTTGATGGAAGATAGAATGAACACCATAGCCGACATTGCATTGGGTATGAAAAATGATGGTGCGGAACCCACTGATAGCCAGAAAGAATTTTTACGAGATTGTGTTAGGTTACGTGGAGCGGGGGAAGACCGTGGAGTATATTTATTACCCGGAGGAAAATGCGGGGGTGAGTTTGCAGCTGTAGGCGTAGCCTACCAAGAGGGAGGGCAAAGGTACGGCATTAAGATAGGAAACCACAACTCAGGCATTTATGAAGCTGCTGAGTTTATTGAAAACCAATCTAAGAAAGGAGGTAGGTATGAACAGGAAGACGGGAAACCTTTAATCTTTAGAGGCTCTAGTGACACGGCTAGAATGTCAGCATATAGAGCTATGGATGGCGTTATGAATGAGTTTGGACCGATGATAGCCTTAGCATGGGTTGATTGCGGCAGGAAAGAACCTTGTGAGGAAATGGTAAAAGAGCTTAAAAATACTTTGGACAGTACAGCTAATTTTGATTTAGACCTGTTAATATTCGGAGCTGAGCAAAGACAAGGAGGTCAATTAGAAGACTCTCAATTCGGGGATTTTGTCACGGATGGTATAGCCGGAATACTGAACGAGGTGGCAGAAGCGAACGAAGGGAACGTAGACGGTAATAAAGCGTTAGCGTGGTATTTAGGAGGTCTTCTTAACTCGTGGGACGCCATTGTTTCTTCAGAACAATTTAAAGATTGTGACTGGTCACAAGTCGGACAAGGCAGAACCGGCACGACAAAAGAAGGTGATAAGATTGACGAAGACAATCAAGTTAGATGTGGTAAAGCATTTAAGTTTTCCAACATTGTGGTTAATAAAAAAAATAATGTTAAAAGTGGAAGCGGTCCGTTCGGCACCGACGAAGAAAAAAACAGAGGTCATTACTCGGGAGATGAAGGTACTTTGGGAGTGAGTGTTAAAATGGCTGGAGGTCCTACCACTCAATACGGTAAGATAGGACAAGCTACTATCGATGGGGTAGTGACTGAGAATGGAAAAGTGGTAGCCTTATCCCCACAAATGAGAGCCGCCCGAAACAGACATGGTAACTATTTTTATGAATCCGCACTTCAAAATGGCGTACGATTACAGCCTGTAAGAGGGTCTGAAGGTATGTCTGATGAGGAAGCTGCCCAAGCCTGGATGGAAGAAGCCGATAATTATAAAATGGAGGAAGTGCAAACCTTAGACACTTGGGTGGCGTCGGTGCAAGAAGAGCTTAAAACCGGAGGGGCTCAGACCGTTCTTAAACGACAGTTAGGTCGTATGGGGTTTGAGGAAAGGGAAAAGTTTGGTGAACTACAAAACATTATAGAAACTATGAAAAATGGTACCCCCCAAGAGGTAGCCAAAGCCACTAAACAACTCCGAACAACCCTAAAACAAGGTTACCGAAACCAAGCATTACGTAAAAATAAACCCGGAGCCCGGGCTAATATCGCTTTAGAGTATGGTATATGTTCTCACTCTACCCGCAACCAAGCGATGGCTTTGACTGGACCCCAAGGGGAAGATTCAGTTTTAATGGCTGCGTCCGACGGTCCAGGAACCGCAGCGGGATATCTTTTAGGAATCGGTACTCCCGACGGAACGCCAGCTCCGATTAAATCCATTACTGGAACCTCTATTACATTCGATAATCCTACGCCAGGATGTGAAGGAGGTACTATTAGTATGTCGAGTCGTCTTAAAGAAGGAACCCCTGTTCAAGAAGCTACTGAGTCTTCCGACTGTCTAAAGAGCCGAGGACGAACATTGAGTGGTGCTAAAGCTGCTAATACAGGCACCTCTAATGAATCACGACGAGAAGCCGAAGATATCATTAGAGAGTTTCAGAAACTCATTCAAAGGGTAAATAAAGTAAATTCCATCGAGAACTAATTCGGGTTTTACCTGATACGGCTTCCCGACCACTACCATAGCCATTCGTCTCGTCTTCTGGTAGATTACCATCCAATCCTTATTCGCGTGAGAAGCGTCTTTCTGTGCTTGTGAGATGAAAGACTTAAAATCGCTTTTCCGTTTGAATAAATCATCAAGTTGTACATCGTAACCATTTTTACATTCTACAACAAATGGGAAAGTAGCTGGTGTAATTAAATCACCTTGTATACGTAGATGCTCCGGAAGATTCTTGTGCGTTGTAGCAAAAGCTCCTGAGCCTGGAGTACGACTGAACTCCTTGGTTTCAAACCTCTCGTTCAGCATCTTAGCAATCTTTCTTTCGAAAGTGCTTCCTTTGCGCTTACTGTTGACGCGCCTTTTTTTGGAAAAATCTCCAAATTCTAAAATTGATTCTATATTTTTTGACATGAGATACTATGATAATGCATGACTTCCGAAAAGGAAAAAATTACATTTGCCGTAGACGGCGAAAATTTTGGTAACTTCAAACTCCGAGAAGGAGATAGACGAATGAAATTATATATTAAGCTAAACAAAGAAGAGACTGCTAACTGGGAGGCTCTTAAACAAGCATTGACAGGCGGACAGATGACTAACGACACTCTGGCTCGTATCCTGTTTTTTAAAGGAATCCATGCAATTACTGCTGAACTAAATGAGCGAGTGGAGAACATGACGGAAGAAGAAAAAGAAACCATCATGAAAGAAATGAGCAAAGAGCAAGCTGACGCTGCTATGCATTTAGCTGAAGAAGAGTTTAGTGGAGAAGAAAAAGATGAGAACGCTGAAGAAGCTACAAACTGAGAAAGAGCTAAACTCTGTCTTGAAGGAGCGCAAGCATAAGAACTTCTCTGTGTTATATTACTCCACATGGTGTAAGTGGTGCGACAGAATTCTAGAACGCGCAGAAACATGGAAGGAACAGGAAGGAGATGAAACTCTTTACTTAGTAAACAGTTGGGACCTGCCTGAATCTTTTTCTTCTTTTTCAATAACGACTTCTCCTTCATTAGTGCACCTCATTAACAAGAAAGTGAGAGTGGATGTAGAGTATCCGAAGATTTATAACTTCTTTACTCCTCCAAAAAAGCCTTAATTTTCTTATCACGATACTGTTGCATTTTCTCTTGGTATTTTTTATTTTTAGTATAAATAAGCTTGAGATTATTGACTATAACAGTAGTGAAGTAATTAAAAGCCGAGCCCTTCTCACGGGTAAAGTTTTTAAGAACTTTCAAAGATAATACGAAACACTCTTGTTTGGCATCATCAAAATCAACTTTGAATTTAAAGGATATGAGAATACTTGTAATCAGCAAATCTAATTGCTCAATCAAAGCATCTTCATGCTCCTCTTTATTTTCTAAATAATTAAAAATTGTTTCTTCAAATTTTTTGTTGTCAATATAATGTTTCTTTTTTTTACGTTTCGCCATAACTTATGATAGATAATGGATTTAGAAAACCTACTTGAAAATTTCGATAAAGATGAAAAATCAAAAGATTACTCGTCCACTGATGTTGGTGATGAGAAGATTGTCTTTATTACAACCTGTCAATACCGTGAGCGCGGGTCTTTATATGATTTCAATGACCATGAATACGCCATTGTATCTACCCTACTAAAACAAACGAACGTTCCTGAGGGTCACTATCAGTTCATTCCAGCCATACGTGAGCCTAATGTAAGTGAAGACGATTTGGAGACAGCGGACTACAACACTCATCGTCCGTTTCTGTACGAAGACTTAGCCGAGGTACAACCTGAGCTGATTATTCCTTTGGGTAATGTGGCAATGAAAACGTTACTCAAAAAATCAGGTCTCTTCAACAAAAGAGGTAAAGAGTTTGAGTATGAGGAATGTCCCGTAGTCCCTACGTACAGTTCAGACTTAGTGTTTCTAGAGCCTAAGCTTAGAAAACTTTTTGTTCAGGACATTAACAATGCTTATGATAAGTTTATTCTCAACAAAAATAAGTTTGATGGTACAGGGTATGTGTTATGTAAAACACTTGACCAAGTTAATGAGCAGATGGATTTGGCTGAGCAACATTCTGCGTTGGGTGTTGATATTGAAACCACAGGCTTAGATTTTAAGAAAGACGAAATGTCCACGATTGCTTTTTCCTATGGAGAGTCCCAAGCGTTTACTATTCCTATACATCACCGCGAAAGCCCGTTTGATGATATTGATAAAGAAGCAATCAAACAAAGACTCGCCAGCTTAATGGCGAACAAGAACATCGAGAAAATATTCCACAATTGTCAGTTTGATATAAAATTTCTGATGACATTTGGAATTACCAACTTTAATAATATTGGCGATACAAAAATTATGCATTCGCTACTCGATGAAAATTTGCCTCACGGTCTTATGGACTTAGTGAAGGAATATTTCCCTCAAGAATTGGAGAGATTTTAATGATTACTGTAGAATATATTTGGTTAGATGGGGCTGTTGATATGCCGCAACTACGTTCAAAGACGAGAGTCTTTACACACAGACATGGGTTAGCTGAGCTACCTGAATGGTCTTTTGATGGAGGCAGTACGAATCAAGGAGATTTAAAAGACTCCGACCGCATACTTAAACCTGCTCGCCTTTATAAGAATCCGTTTAGTGAGGGTAATTATATGGTGTTATGTGAGGTAATGAACCCTGACGGTACTCCTCATGAAACTAATATGCGCCATCTGCTAGCAGAACAACTTAAAGATGGGGATACTACTTTATTTGGGTTTGAACAAGAATACACTTTTGTAGACCCGATGATGCAACCACTTGTACCAAAAGACATTAAGCAGGGAGAGTTCTACTGCGGTGTAGGTGCAGGACGGGTCATCGGTAGATTGATTGCCGAAGAGCATTTAAAGCATTGTCATGACGCCGGCATTAACTTGTTTGGCGCCAACGCTGAAGTAATGATATCTCAATGGGAGTTCCAAACAAACCCTGATAACGCATTGAAAGTATCTGATGATTTGTGGATGGCTCGTTACATTTTAGAACGTGGTAGTGAAAAATTCAATATGAGAATTTCATACCATCCAAAAATTTATCCCGACCTCAATGGCGCAGGTTGTCATGTTAACGTATCCACTGAGGAGACTCGTGGAGCGGAAGGTTTAGAGGTAATGAAAAAGTTAATGAAGAAGCTGAAGAAAAAGCACATTGAACACATAAATGTTTATGGTGTAGGAAATGACTTAAGATTAACAGGAGAATGTGAAACTTCCGACTATGATAATTTTAGTTGGGGATTTGGGGACCGTGGCGCAAGCGTTCGGATACCTGCACATGTAGAAAGCACGGGGTCGGGTTATTTTGAAGACCGTCGTCCCGCTGCTACATGTGACCCTTACCTTGTAACTTCGAAACTATTAGAGACTTTAGCTTAATGTCCTCCGAGTTACAGAAAACGTATAATATGCTAGAGTCCCTGATTTTATGGGACCCTAGCATAATTGCTCCACGAGGAACATTGAAGATGCGAGTTGTAGCCCGTGAGTTTGGTGTCGAAGAAAGTGAAGCGGAGACTATGATAAGTAATCTAAGGAATCATCTTGATAACTATGTAGATGATACTGATTTTTGCAACGATATAAACTGGTGTTTTCCCCGCGCCAAATATAATCATCTGGGGTACGACCAATAAAATGCTTACGGTTACTGACGGAGGAACACACGACTGGGCGAACATGCCCCTTGATGAAATGGCGTTGGGTAATGCCATGGACGCAGATTTTACTTTGCGAGCCCATTCTATCATGTCGAGTGAGATGAAGAAGAAAGGAGTAAATCATGTTTACTCCAAACTTCTCAAAGAGATTCTCGTGGTAGCATCAGACATCGAACACCGTGGCATTCTGGTAGACAATGATTGTGTGTCTCGCTTTGATGAACTCCTGGAACAAGAGATTGTTGATATGGAGACCAAGTTATCAGAGCTTTCAGTTATAGACGGGGTAAACCCACGGTCCAATGCGGATATGGGGTTACTTCTCTTTACTAAAGAAGGTTTCGGGTTGAGGGCAGTTGAGTTTTCTAAGAAGACAAAGGCTCCTTCTATTTCTGAGGCTCACTTACAAAAGGTCGCAGTCACCGCAACAGGGGATGCAAAAGAATACATTGAGTTGCTGTTGAAATATAAGTTCCGTGTTAAACAACACAAGACTTATGTAAAGGGTGTAGAAGCCGCTGTGAAGTACAACGAAGACGGTCGAGTGTATTCAAGCTATAACTTCGGAAACGTTGTTACAGGGCGTCTGAGCTGCTCTACGTACGCAGCTGGTCCTAAGAAGAAGAAAGGTATTTCGTTTCACACGTTACCTCGTCCTGATGAGAGCGATGAGGTAAACTTGAGAAGTATGATGAAAGCTGACGATGACAAAGTATTTCTCGCGGCTGACTTCTCGCAAGCTGAGTTGCGTGTACTTGCTCAGTGTTGTCGAGATAAGAACCTTATTGAAGCGTTCAACTCCGGTCAAGATTTGCACAGCTTCACCGCATCTCTGGTTTTCGGTA